TCAGGTTGAGTGATTGCCTTTATCAGCCCATCTTGATTCTTAATTAACCATTCCAACCGCAATCGGTGAAGCTCATCAGTCAAATGGCCCGATGAGTAATCATTATAGATTACCGGTCTCTGGATAATATATTGATACCCAGGATCATCTGGTTGGAAATACCGCTGAATATCACAGAGATCTGCTATGTGTTGCGGGTCAGTTGAAGTGAAATCGATTTTCATGCCTGTCTTTGATATATTCTCCAATTTAGGGGCGTAAACCGCCTGTTCCCGTCCATACTGCCGGCGCAATCCCGTCTGCCGGATGAAATCCCGCATCTTCCCCTGTAATTCTCTGACCCGTTCTAGAACATCCGTATTATCCAACCCCGCCGATTTTAGCGCCTCAGCCTGCCGTTTGGCTTTTCGGATTTCCCGTTCTATCGCCCGTTGCTTCTGAGTAGCTTCATAGACTGAAATATCCTGACCATTATAATTCACAGTTTTGCGTGCGTACTCATTGACCTGTGCTTTTGTGTAGGCATTCTTACTGATTCCTTCAAAGAAGGGATAAAATGAATGCCGGCAATTCCAACCGCAAAGCCCCTCCCCCGTTCCAAAGCCGGTCTCGGTCACAAAGTCTGGATATTTTGAGTGCTGCCCGGACCGGGAGAAGATTCGCCCTTGCCATCCCTCATGGTTGGCCGGACCGGTTCCCGTGTTTCTGGCACCAACGTGCGCCGAAGTCTGGACAAGATCGCACCCCATCTCATCAGCCCGTGCAATCTGCAACTGCCCGGATGTCTGGTTTACCCCGGTCAGAACAGCGCGGCGCATAGCGACATCCAAATGCTCCCGCCGGCCGCTGGCATAATGAATGACGCTTACACCCCGTTCCGCCACATCCTCAATCGCCTGTCGGATAGCTGAGTTGTAGTCTAAGGCACCGCTCGAAACCTGCATATAAGCCAGGTCCGCCGCATCGGTGAATAGATTTTGCGCATCGATCGCAGTCGTCAGGGTCAGGTTTCGCATGGTCCCTTGAGTGCGTTGTAGGCCGGCCACAAGCACCTGGGTCATCGCCGGACTGAGGTTGAGAGGCAGAGGATCAAGGCCGGCCGCCTTATAAATAGCATCATCAAAGGCAAGGGCCCGGACGCCTGCATTTCTAAAGAGCTTGTTCAACACCGCCTCGGACCGACCGGTGATCCGCGAAAGCTCTGCCAGCGCGTTGTCGTAGACTAAACCGCTCTCGGTCAAGCGCTGCAACTGCCAGGCGGCGGTGGGTGAAGCAAAGTCCATTCCGGCCAGCCGCCGGGCAATATCATTGATAACAGACTGCTCATACTCCCGGAAAAGGGCAAGGATTGCCTCGGGGATGATGGCGAGATAATCAGCGGATAACATTACACCCCTTGATCACCAAAAAGTTCGTTTTCGCTGGTTTCACCCTGGACCTCGGCGATCCATTCCCGCGCCACCTCCTCAGAAAGTCCGTAGTTTCGCATCAGGAACTGATACTTGGGCATCGCCCCCATAGAAACAGTCTGCCGATCCTGAGCGCTCTGGGCTTCTTTATCCGTCACCACGCTATCATCAAATGTAGCTGTCAGCTCATAGGTCCCTGCAGGTGCAAGGTTATAAAGCGAAGCGAGGGTATCGATTGCTGCAATCAACTCACGCAAAGCTCGTTCAAGTGCCTTCTGAGTGTCCGTTACCGTCACATAAGAGCGCTGCCGGCTGGTCTTGATCTCGGTGGCTGTTTTCTCAACCGACTTCGGATCACTTAAAGTGCCATAGGCCAGGCCGCAGTTGAATTCCACCCGCTTGAGGATAGCATCCAGCCCTGAGAGCAAGGATTGTTCCCGCAAGGTCGGGGACCATTCCTTGAAAAATCCCTCCTCACCTACAGTAGGCGTATCCATTCCATGCAAGGTTCGGAAGAGGCGCCGGCTGGGAAGGATGGGTTTACCATCCTTATCCCGGTCAAAAGCCGAAACGTCCACATACAACGCCCGTTCCCCGCTCTTGAACTCCCAAACAAACCTCGACCACTGCTCGTCCGCCTCCCGGATCTGATCCACAGCCCGCGCAAAGCAGGAAACGCCAAGCGGTGAGGTGGGGTCAATGTTATTGGCTGCTGGGAAGCGGAAATACCCATATAGGGGCACCATCACCCCACCGAGCGTAGCCTCCGGTAGAATATCCGCCCACTCGTCCACATAGCTGAGAGGCACCTCACTGCCCAAAGAATTCTTTGCCCTGGACCGGAAAGCTTTATTACGAATGATATAGGTCTCACCAAAGTCGTGGTATTCAATCCGGGTGTACACCCATTCTCCGACCATCTTTTGATCGGCAAAGACTACTGCCGTGATCTTCCCGCTGCTGTCGTAACGCACAGGGTAGAAATTGCCGGCGGGGATGATATCCACCTGAACGGTCCGGCCGTCCACGTAAGGTTTCAACATCATGCCTCCACTGGCGGTGCCGGATTCCACGTGCTCCCGGATGCGGTTCATAACGCCCGAGAGTTGCTCCTCAAGGAACTTTGCCCGTGGGCTGCCGTCCACCTCGAGGCGCATCTCGATTGTAACCAGTCGGGCCAGCTCAGCAGACACAGCCGCTGCCAGGTTAAGCGATTTCACATCCGCCTTGAGCCAGGGGGATTTATTTTCATACATGGCGGTCCACAGCTGCAGGGCGTTGATCATCTCCGTGCTGAGGGAGGGTTCCGCCCCGGAAATCTTTTTAATATCAGTTCGATTGAGCATTTTATTCCAAGCCTCCTTGATCCAGGCGAATAACCGTTGAAACATTATGATCCTGCCCTTCTCCAATACAGGTTCGTACCATAGCGCACGTCATCAATGGCGTGGTTATCTTTATCCGGGAACTCTGAGATGTAATTCCCATCCTTGTCCTGCTCCAGCTCGTAATTGAGAAATTCTTCGGCGTGGTACGGTGCCCGTGTGTCATCAATCACGATCTCAACAAGGGATTGCAGCCACCGAATGCTGTACCGCACGCTCTCCGGCCCCTTCTCAGCGCCTTTCGCATTAGCCCCATAGGACCTCAGATCAGCGCCGGACTTTGGCTCCGCACTGTCATAAATGAGCAACTGCCGGGGATCATATCCCGCCTCGACAATCCCATCATAGATTTGCCGGTTGGATTCCTTCAGGCTCCGATACTCCCCGTAGATGTACAGCTTCATCCGGCCGGCATCAAAGTGCATCTTGCCATAGCTGTTGGGGTCCGGGAAATAACCCCAATCCAAACCGTGTAAAACATGATCGAATTGAGCAATTTCCTCGTCGGTGATCTTCCTGATCACCACATTCGGGAAGACCAAGCCGCCCAGCTCGGTCGGCAAACCCAGGTATTCATGTTGATAAGCCTTCGGGTTGACCACCTTCAGGTGGTCGGCCATATCAATGAAGGATTGACCCAGCCATTCCTTGGGAACGGTCCGATAATCGCTTTCATGGACATAGCGATCGTCATCCGGCACTTTAAGCCATTTATTCACCCAGGAACTGACCTGGGGCGGCGGGTTAAAGGATTTGAATTTGTAGGCCTGATCCCCACCCCGGATAGCGGACTGCTCAATCGAGCGGACAGATTTCTCACCGTGGAACTGGTCCAGTTCCTCAAACCAAAGAATGTTGATATAGCCAAACTTCGGTTTGATAGACTTGATCTTCAGGGGATCATCGCCACCCCGGAAGTAAATCGTCTGGCCGGTCGGTTTGTAAACAATTTCCAAGGGTGAGGTGGTGCACTTGAATTTGTCCGCCAGCCCGAGATAGTTGATCGCCCAGACCAACTGAGCATAAACTGAGTCCCGCAAGGTATTAGCTACCTGCCGGGTGGCTAAGCCGTGCCACTCCGGGTTATTGACAAGCAGCTCAATAATCTCCAAAGAGACGAAGCTGGACTTGGTTGAACCACGGCCGCCTTTGAACACATACTCGGTATGGCCATGCGCATGAATGTCCCGGTAAGCATCATAAAACGAAGAGGCAATAGCCGAGACCGGCAGTTCGATCTTCACATCCTCCACCTCGCCGGCGCCTCCTTCGGGATCTGCAGGAACATCCAATCCAAGGATTTCACAGCGTTTTTCGATGCACCACTGCACACCCCGCAGGAAATTGTGGTTCCCATCCCGCTCCTTGATCGTTTCCTGTACCTTTCGACGCCGGGCGAGGCTGTCGGGGACGGACCCGGAAAGGTGCTTCTCATCAACCGTGGTTTTTTCATCTTTCTGACTTGATAGCCAGGCGGTCCAGTACTCCCGCTCCAAGCGGTCAATCTTGGCCAATTCACGGGCCTTGGCCTTGTTGATATCAATCAGCGCCGAATCACGCCACGCCTCCTGCAACCGCTGCAGGTCGTAGGAAATCATCTGCTGGGAGAGTTCATATTCCCGGTCCGGGTTGGCGTTAATATGATCGGCAATCCTGGCCTGGGTCCAGCCTTGCAAATAGAGATCGGCAATCTCCTGTCGATCTCTTTCTATTTGGATTTGGCTGCGTTTATTCGATGCCATTTACAAACCCTTAACTACAAACCTAGCCAATCAAGACCGGCTCCTGGGAAGTCATCTCCGCCCAGCGATTGATCGTCACCGCGCAATACTCCGGCGAGATCTCCACCGCCCGGCAATGCCGCCCAAGATGTTCACAGGCGATGATCGTAGAACCGGACCCGGCAAAGGGTTCAAAGACAACATCTCCAACCTGGCTCGAATTCTTGACAGCCTTTTCAATCAATTCAACCGGCTTCATGGTGGGATGTTCTTCACTTCTCTTAGGACGGACCACTTCCCAGACATCATCCTGATCCCGTCCCCCAACAAAGGACGATTTACCTGAGCCATGCCAGCCGTACCAAATCGGTTCATAACGTCGGTGATATTTGCTCCTGCCAAGAACGAATTGATCCTTCGCCCAGATGATGGTAGACGACCAGTGAAAGCCTTGCTCTCGCATGCGCAAATCCAGGGTCGGCCATTCAGCCGCACCCAGAACACAGTAGACATCACCAGCGACATTCTCATCAAAGACTTTCACAAAATCTGAAACAAAGTCGGAGAACACTTCTTCCGGCAGATCATCGTTGATCAGTCCTGCTCGCTGCCTGTGACGTGGGTTTGAATCCTTGCCAATGGCGACATTCCAAGGTGGGTCAGTGAACATCATCCTTGCCTTCTCACCCTGCATAAGTCGTTCAACCACCTTCGGATCAGTGCAATCCCCGCAGATCAGCCGGTGGTTCCCCAACTGCCACATCTGACCGCTTTCCACGCCCAGAGCCTCTCGAAGCTCCGCCGCCTGAGAAATTTGGACTTCCGGGTCCTCCTGGGGGTCAGTGAACCATAGGTCCATATCCAACTCGGACTTATCAAAGCCCCAGTTGAATAGATCATCCATATTGAAGTTGTTTGCCAGCACGTCAAAATCCCACTCGGCTACATTCTTGTTAAGCCGAATGTTCAACTCCCGGACCTCGTCATCTGTCATTTCCCGATCGGGAACTCTTACATCCACCAGATAGTCTGGTTCCACATCGATCAGGGCCTCAAGGATTTTCGTTCGCTGGTGGCCACCAATAATCGTGTTATTTGTGTTGATGATGATGGGTGCAACTACACCAAATCGCTCGAGTGATGCCTTGAGGTCCTGCGCCTGCTTTTCCGTGATCTGCCGGGGATTGGCTGAAAAAGGGACCAGGTCCCTGATTTTCCTCTTCTCATTCCGCCAGGTAATAGTCATAGGGGTCTATTACACCTGCACAGCGCCAAACTCACTGAGTTCCAAAGTGCCCAGCCTGCGGTCCACTGCTGCCTGCCAAGTCTCCTCGATGGGTTCCGGATCTGTTTCCGGCTCATCGCCTTTGGGACTCCAGCGGTTATACAGCCCTGCCCACTCCCGGAAATCTTCGAGAGGCAGCTTTGACACATTGATATCCAACCAGTCAGCCCCAAATCCCAACTCAAGCCCAATGCCGGTATAGGCACCAACCTGCCACATCACATAATCGTTCGGTTTACCTTTCCGGCTGTCAGGCAGATTGGGTTCCGTGGTCTGGGTGGTGAAGACGCCGTTCAAAAAAGCATAGAACTGCTGAAGATAATAGGCATTCACGTTGTCCCAGCGAGCCCAGGGGTATTGGGCGTGTTGATAATCAAACTCATCAAAGTTGTAAAAATACTGGAACCAGCCCATATAGTCATAACGATTGGAGTAGAACTTCACCCGTTTGGTGGGGAAATCCATCTTCAATTGTTTTAGGAAATAATAGGCATACCCAGCAAATTCTCCACTCTTGACGTTGTAAATCCGTTCACCGTCCAGTGTGAGGATATCGAAGACCTTTCCATCCATCGCCTTCAGGAAGGTGTCGTACTGCTTGGTCCACTTTGAAGCACTTGAAAGATAGTGGTAGATATCCCGAACAATCTGAGGATGCTGCACAAGCTCAGCGTAATAGACATCAAGCTTCGGATCGATGTAGACGGTGCCATCCGCCCGCCCGGAGGAACCCCGGACCATAGCGAAGTCCATCACGTCCAGCGCACCGGCGAACTCAGCCGTATCAAAATCAACCGACTGGTTGTAAACCGAAAAATCCGCACCGGTTGCCAGGTGGGAATTTTGAATAGTCTCAAGAATTTGTTTTGCTACTGCGTCCATGTTCAGTCTCCTTTGCCCTTATCAGGGTCAATCCCGGATTTACGCATCAGTTCTTCAAGTTCCTTGATGCGATTGGATAATTTTTCAATAATGCCGTCTTGATCACAAATTTTCTTATCTCGCAGGCGAAGCAAATCCTGCAGGCCGTTGTAATCCTTCTGAAGCTCCCGGTACTTGGTGGTGATCAACTCAATGTCCAGTTCTTTTCCATTGAGTTCATTCCGCAGGTCCTTCACTTCCCCTTCCAACCGCTCGAATTCCGCGTGCCAGAACTCCTGCAGGGTCTTGATCTCATCAGCCTTATTCTTCCCCCGGTTGGCCAGCCAATCCACGATCTTCACCATCAGGCCGCCGCTTATGCTGCTCAGGATGATTTTCAATATTTCGAATTGTTCGGGATTCATACGCGTATCTCTGCTCGAAGAATGGAGGAAGCCGGGACCATGCCCGGCCTCCCCACTGGGTCACTTTGATATCAGCTCACTCAGCCCCGGTCCAGAGAATTGTTGGCCACCTGGTTATTAAAGAGTGTCTTTACCTCCGCTTCGATCAGGTCCGAGATCTGATCCCCGTCAAGCACGATTCCCAGCTTGGCGAACCAATCCTCAGCTTTGCCGGTCGCCCAGACCTTCTTGCTCTCAAAGGCATCCGGGTAAGCATCTGCCATCTGTTCGGCTGCCATCACCACGGTAGAAATGACGTAAGAGATCCAATACGCCTCGTCCGGGTTCTTCAGTCGGAATTTCTGCCACTGCGCCTTCACCAGGCCAAACAACCAAAGCAGGAGCATGAAGAGCAAGGGAATAATGAGGTACTCAATCACCTTCTGGATGAAGAAGCTCACCGGCTGCTGGAGCTCAGGGATCAGCTGACCCTCGGGCGTACAGGCCGCCAGCGAACTGACGACCAAGAGCAGCATGAGAACTAATAGGACTTTCT